GTTGGGAAAACAAGTATGGACAGGTAAAGGCTAATCGCAAGGTTGCCGTACTTGGCAAGGGTACAAGTTTTGAAGCACTTTCATTCAGCCCTGATGTTGTAAAACTTTTTGAATTGAAACGCTGGAATCTGTATACGATTCTTGCGAAGTACGGCATCCCACCAAGGGTCGCCAACATATCCGATAAATCCACAGCGTTAAGCGGTAAAGATACCAAGGAGCAGCACTCGGCTTTTTGGCAGTATACATTAATCCCGACATTACGGCAGTTTGAACAGATTCTTGAAAGCCAATTTTTTATGAGGTTTGGCTTGAAAGAAACAGGAAGGTTTGACCTTTGGGATATTCCAGAGCTTGCAGAAAATGAAGATTCGCAAAGCAGGAGGGATATAGCGGAAGTTAATGCGGGCATCAAGACTATTAATGAAGTATTAAAGGATAGAGGCAAGGAACCAAAGCCATGGGGTGATACCTGGTATAGACCGAAGAACATGATTCCTACAGGCAAAGACGGAGCAGCAGAATGATTCCATCTACTTTGCTTGTAACAAGAAGCAGAAATTTACATTCACATTATAAAATGAGGCTTGAGGAGTTAGGCTTCCGTAATGTGCATGTTACAAGCGAAGAAAAAGACAGTTTGAATACAGTGATTAATGATTTAAAACCAAGATTAGTACTGTTGGGGAGCTGCTTTTATAAAGCTGGAACGCCTTACATGATGGGGCAGCTTTTGCAAAGGTTTCCCAAATTAAATATTGCCATTATTAATGTGCATCAATTTCCTGATGATTTTGCTCCGTTTTTTATATGGCAGGGTGCGAAATCGTATATAGACGCAGAACAGGGAACAGAAGAATTTTATCTGGGTTTGGACAAGGTTTTGCATGGTGATGAATACATTTCGCCTAACATCAGAAAAATCCTGCTGAATACGGAGTTTCCGGAGATTAATGACAAGGCAGATAAAAGACAACTGGAAGTTTTGATGATGTTGTCCAATGGCATTATCCCTGTACGGATTGGTGAGCAGTTGCATATTAGCAAGAGGACTGTGGATTGGCATATTGAGGAACTAAAGAAGGTTTTCTGTGTGCAAAATCGGGAAGAATTAATAAGCATGGCTTTCTATCTTGATGTAATTACAAAAGATGATTTGTGTTTCTTCGACCGGAATGCGAGACATAAGGCTTTGCCCAAATGGGCTATTGCCAAACAGAAAACAGGAAATAGTGAATGGTCAGTTATTAAAGGGGGCAAGTATGGTAGTGCGTAAAAGCAACGATGAGAAAATCGAAATTAATAGCAGTATGGAATTGCTTGAATACTTGGGTATCAAGAAAAATGCCGCAGGGCTGCAGAAGGTTTCAAGTGATGTGGAATTGATAACTTCCGTACCCTTAGTTATAAATTCGCATCCTTGCGAATTTATAACTATGAGTTTATGCAATGCAAAAACTCAACCTAAAGCCGAGGAAACAGCGGCATCCATGCCGCCTGAGACAGGGATTGCCTGGACTTTGTCCACTTTTGACCTTGACCGTTTTGATGAACGCATTGACCCGAAGGGCTGGGACTTCAAGAGGTATCTGGATAATCCGGTTGTGGAGTGGGCGCATAGGTATGATATACCGGCTATTGGAAAAATTGATGGTCTAACCTTTGATGATAATGGGTTACATGGGGTTGTGTGCTTCAATGATAAATCCTTTGACCCTTTTGGCTGGTCTATTGGGGAGCGTGTTAAAGCCGGGGTTATTCGTGCGGGGTCTGTTGGTTTTCGAGTAATTGAAATTGAGATACCAAATAAAAATGACAGCAAGGATGGGACTTCTTTAATATTTCGCAAGCAGGAACTTCTGGAATTTTCAATTTGCAATGTACCTGCCAATCCTTTTGCTCTTGCAAAGGAAGGGAGAAAGGAGAAGGGAGAAGTTAGGAGTGAGGAAATTGCGATACCGTTTTTTGGCGGTCTTATAAATTATTATTAAGGAGGATTAATGATGGATGAATTACTAAGAAGCATTAAACAAAAATTGGTGGATATGAAAAAAATCGAAAATAGCGGTTTTTCAGATCCGGCGAAAGCGGCAGAGTATTTCAAGGATAAAGAAATACTTCTGGAGGAAATGGCTAAGACTCTTGAAACTGTTACTTCCAGCCAGTCAACGCAGATTGCAGCTCTGGAGGGGACAATTAAAGGGTTAAGGGATGAATTAAAAATACAGGCAAAGTATCCGAAGGAACTGACAAAAAGGGAACTGTTGTATGGTCTGGGCAAGGGGATTGCCTCTGCCTGGGCAGGGAACCACAAGAACCTTGCGGATTTATCGTTTAGCCCCAATTTCAAGGCTGACAACTGGACTAACCCGAAAGATGTTTCATGGGGTGAGAAGGGCTGGCAGGTGCAAAAGGCTCCGCTCGGAGAGCCGATGGGTAACATTGCGACTAACGACCAGTATCTTATCAACCCGATTTATGAAACGGAGATAATGAGCGAGGCTGCCAAAAAATCTGTAATGATGAACCTTGTGCGGCATCGTCCGATGATGGGTCCTTCCATCTTCCTTCCTACAAGGGACAGGGGCGGTGTGGAATTGCACTGGCTTACTGCTTATGGTCAGCAGATTAGGGGGAGCAAGCCAAAGGGTGCGGAGCGGGTGGAACTTAAGGCGTACACTCTGGCTGGTTATATCCCATGGTTTGATGAATTTGAAGAGGATGTCTTTGTAGACCTTGGAGCCATGTTCATTGATGAGTTTATCGAAGTTTATGGACAGGAGTTTGACAGGCAATGCCTCCTTGCCGATGATGACCCTTTTACCGGAGCGATTGCTGCCCCTGATACTGTCAAGGTAAATATACAGGGTGCAAATATCAATGCTCTGACATGGAAAGATTTTCGGGATTCAGTATACAAGATACCGGCAGAGGAAAGAAAAGATTGCTGCTGGTTTTTGAATGAAACAGTTTTGAATCATATTGCCAATATCGAGGATAATGAAGGCCGCCCGATTTGGCGGCGGCCGACAGAAGCGATGCCGGGCAAACTGGATTTATATCCATATCATGAAGTATCCATTTTGCCGCAGCTTGCAGATATTGGAGCTGACGAACCTTTTGCCATATTCATGAATCCAAAAAGGATACAGCATGGAAACCGCAAGGGGATTGAAATCAAGAAGTTTGACGCTACGACAGAATCAATGGAGTATGGGGAGTTGTTCCTCCGGTTTAGAAAGCGGGATGGTTTTCTGATTGCCCGCCCGAAGGGAAATATTTTGATTCTGAAAACGAAAGCAGCTTAAAAAAGGATAAGGGAGAAAATAGGAATTATAAAGCTGTTCAAGTAATATTGGCAGCATATATGGTTCTTTGATAAATACATTGGGTGGCTTATGTTATTCAGTGTCATAATTGGGTTTCTATATTATGGATATTCATGCTGTCCGGTAGCTGGAGCCGGACAGCATTATGAATTTATATTGCCTCCTGTAGCTCCGGCAAATATGCCGGAGCAAGATTATTTATTCGAATTTGTCCAGATTTTCCAGTACGATTAATTGTTTTTCTGGCGGCAATTGCGTTATCTGAAATGTACAGTCATCGCATTTTGTTTTGTCCTGACATACCTTGCAGACAGTGGATGACTCGACCAGAAAGGGGAGCAATTGAATAATCATATCTACTGTTTGAGTCATTGGCTTTTTTGCAGCCCAGGCAAAACGCCGAACAGAGATAGACGCGAAAGCGGAAAATGCCGGTGTATAGTACTGTTTTTTAGTTACGGTTTGCATAGCAAACCCCCTTGAATTGTGTTGCCCCGCTAGCTAAGAACGGGGATATTGTAGGATGACAAAAAGTCCCAAAGTGCCGCAGTAACACAAACCCACCCAAAGCAGGCGGGGGGCGGGCTTTTTTGCCCTCACAAACATTGGGGCAAAAAAGATTGCACCCCGCCTTTTGTGGAGTAGTAATTTTTAGCCAATAAAAATGTAACTGTGAGCAATGGAAATCCATTATTACAGGACAGAAGGAGATGCCCCGGTCTGACCACTTGTGGGCAGATTGGCGCGGTTTTTGCCTGGCAATAGCAGGAAACTTTCCATTGCAAAAACCGTGCCAAAGGGGTTATTAGAGTAATGGTGCGAATATTTGAAATGATTTGCATATTAAAATTAAGTGGGGGTGTTGCGAG